GCCTGACGGTTGCCGCCTACCCCCGATACCTCGGACGCGGTGAAATTGCCAATGATTGACAAGCCATTAACGGTGACTTTTGCAACATCCGAGAACTTGAACCACTTATACCCAGCTATGCTATTGTGGGCTTTCAAAACGGTGCGGCCATCGCCTTGCAATGCAAAGGCTTTATGACCAGCTAACCGGACTTGCAATGTGTCCGTAGCTCCAAACTTGACATAAATAGTGTCTTGGCTGGAAATATAAGCGTGTTTGTCCAGCGTGTCCAGCGCATTGAAATATCGTTGCAGCCGCGTGAAGTTGACGCTAGCCGTAGCCGTGTCACCAGTAGTCACCCCATACGTTAGCGCGTTGATAAATTCCCCGTCCAAAATCTGAACCAGATATTTAGTACCGAACGGATATACATAACTGCTATCCACCGCAATGGGGGCTGTCTTATCAACACGGTACAGCGCACCCCCACCGTCACCAGCTGTCGTGTGACCTTGTGTGAAAATATGGCTGCCAATACCTATGAACTTACTAGCCACCGCCTCCGTCAAGTTATCGTAAACGTATGGCCGTTGCGCAAGCAATACTAATGGCATAAATAATATGAATAGTACTAATCTCATTCTTTAGCTTTTAAAATCCAGTAGCCCAAACTCGTCACATACTGCACAATTATCGAAGCATACGCCTCCCTGAATTGGTATGAACTACTTATATCGTTTAAGGTCTTACCGCCCGTAGCCGTCACCGTAGCCGCGCCATCTATATTGATTGTGAATATTGTAATCTCCGTGTCATTCGCTGGCGTAGCCGGCAAAGCGTAATCAACGCTATTGCTCGAAGCGTCCAAAATGATTAACCCGCCGTTGTCGCCGCTTACATAAGTACCGTTAGTTGTCAATATTCGTGTGTGCATAGCTGCTGCTCTTTGAACCCTGAATTTGAACTCCATCGCAAATACAAATACATCGCTTTGTTTGTCGTACCCTGCGCTTCCCGTAATGAAATCCGTACCACCAATATTGATAGTACCGTATGTTGTCGGCGTCACCCTGTCTAATGCTGTGCGTACCGCTTCAGCTATGTCCGCCGCCCTTCCCATACCGTTTATCGCTGACGTATTTTTTGCATAGCAATCAACGCTGACGAAGTAATGATCCACAGTTGATGCGCCACTCTTCGTTGGATGGGGCTGCGTGTTTTCAATGTTGTAAACGATTAGCGGGAAGGCCGACTTTTCGGACGCCGCGATTGGGTAGATATTGTCCACCAAATCCGTTACGCTGCTATCATTATTCAGCACGTTGTACACCGCTTTAAGTACTTGATTCAAATCGTCTTTGCGCTTTACCGACTTTTTTTAAAATGTTAAGTTTCAACTTCTGAAAGAATACCTCCTTTGTTTGAGCAATAGCCCTCTCTTTAAATTGCACCTCCTTAGTGTTGCGGCCTAAACCGAAGTTTACGAAGTAGCCGTAAAACCCATCCGCTTTCTTATCGCCGAATTTTGCCTTCCTAGTCCTCGGCCCGATCTGCACATCTAATCCTTCCGCTGGGAAAATAGTCATTGACTTTTTAAGATTCCCCGGATATAGTCGCTTCCTATTTTTATTCCTATTATACCTGATATAATGTATCTCACTTGACTGCGGCGCAAGGTCAGCCATCGCTACGCGAATTATTTCCGCCTCCTCCATCATCGCCTCCTTGATAACATAGTTACTCAAGTGCTTGCCTGCCGCCTTGCGTAAGTCGGTATTGACTTGTTCCAAACTTCTGCGCAATTCTCTTTGATCTATCATGTTCGTAATTCACACATTAATTTCAAATACCTTTTCCTGCCTAGCTCCTGTATAAATGTTATGTCGTAATCTTTGCTGTCATATATCACCGTCCATTTAGTAGTCATTCCTGTGCGGTATCGGATCGTGAACGATTCCTTACTTTCGGCTGTGTCCTTGCCACCCATAATCGTTTCCTCGCCAGAACCTTGCTCCCACTTAGCCCAAACCACTACATCGGTAGGTGTACCGGGTAACTCCTCACCGCTGGCCCCCTTCGTATAGGTGTTCGTCCGCAACGTTATGCGCCGATCTAGGTTGCCTATCTTTTCAATCTTGCCTATACCGCCCATAGCCTATATGGATTTAATAGCCACGTAGCACGGTAGGGCATAGCGTACACCCGCACATTTGGTACGGTAATAACATCCTCCCTGTTCTCATACAAGTTGCCGATAATCAATGCCGCTGCATCCAGTATCGGTTCCGGTATATCAGCCGCAAGACCATAGCCCGCCACAAACCGAACTTTGATAGTGTTGATAATACTATCAACGCCGGGGTATGAGGCAGCTCGCGCCAACCCAATCCGTGCTATCTTGCGATAATCATCCAGTATGTAATTGCTTGCAGCCCATGTGGTTACAACATCATTAATCACATACGTGATAGACGTAATGCTTTGCACTGGCCCTTTATGAATGTCTATAGCCGCTTTCGGCCAGTCATCCAAAGCCATCTCTAATGTCTGCGTAATCAAAGCCAACCCTTTTTGCTCCTCAATGATCTTAGTAGCTGTTTCGATCAGCGACGCGATTAAATCATCATCGGTGGACACGTCAACTTTCAGCCGGTCTTTCATGTCTGCAACCGTGCTGATAGCTGTCGCTGGGGCTGTGATTATTTTGTACATTATTTTTTACGCCTCCGTGTTTTTCTAAGCGTTGGTTTTTTTATCTCGCGCATAACCATGCGTTCCTCTTGTCGCGGTGTATCTTCAGCTACCCGTTCCGCGAACCCGGCAGCGATTAATCTGTTGGCTTTGTCGTCACTTAGATTAACAACGTCCCCCGCGCTAAGCGGGGCAACGTTACTAATCTGTGACATTGTTATTAGTACCCTCATTATGAAGCCGCTAATGCCAGTGCCTTAATTGCACTTGTGTCAATCAATTCCCCGTCTGCTCGTAAAAAAGCGAAATAACCAATCACACGCTCATCGGCATAGCGTTCCACCATACGGACTAGTTCAAAATCCTGCACTAAACGAATGAAGTATTTTGAGAAGTCACCGAACAGCATAACTTTTGAGCTTGCGCCGGTACTCAACTCATCCATGTCATTGTTCACTACAATCTGGTAGCCTTCAAGCCGATCTGGTTCACCCAAGATAATTGATGGCTGCCATAAAGGTCTGTCATCGCTCGATCCAATTGTCAGCTTTTTGATTGCAGAAAGCGTCGAATCGTGCATCATCAACTTGACTGATGGCCCATTTCGGTGCGCCCTATCCACGCTGTGTATTAGGTCGATAATCTCGGCCCTTGTAATCGCAGTAGTTGACGCGGCTGCCTTACCAGTACTAGCGGCTGTTGCAACCCCGTTTGGTTTAGCCGAACCGTCGGCGGTTGTCAACTCTTCGTTTAGAATCCTACCGATCCTTTCAGCGGCTATGCGCTGGACGTAGGGGTCTAAAGCGTATGCGCTATCCTGTATTAATTCTAAAGCAACCTTAATCACTTTAGATGTGTAGGTGTACGAATCCAATTTCCTGTTTTGAAGCGTATTGTCCGCAACCGTATCCGCTGTACCTTCAGTAATTCGCGCACCTTTTACGGTCGTTTCATCGGTGTAAGGGAAATTCAATTGGCCACCATGCGCAGTGCGTAGGATGTGAGCCGCTTCCAGCATTCCCGAATAATGAGCCATATAAACCATAAGTTCATTGTGCCAGAACTCAGGTACTGCGAATCCACCAAGCCCGTCAGTAGTTGTTACCTGCGTACTCGTTCCACGTTTTTGCATGATAACGCGCTCGTCTGGTTCCAACGCATCAAAGCCAAAGCGCAGGAATTTGGTCATAGTCCGCTTTTCCAACTCGCCCTCTGTAATCTGCACCTTCGCCTCTTTGCGATTTTCAGCGGCCTGCGCCTCCGTTTCTGCAAAGTCGTGTTCCATTTGCTGCACTTGCTTGTCCCTCTTTTCGAGTTCAAGCAATTCCTTGTACCGCGTATCGAGCTTACCCCAAGTCGCATCCTCCTCCTCGCTATACGCGCGTTTTTCAGTCTTAGCCTTTTCGCTAAGTTCTTTCATCTGCGAATGTATGCGGCCTCTTTCGTTGGCCCATTCCACCAGATCATAACTGTTTGTTGCCATTTCCTTTTTATTTTCTTTTTTAAAAAAACATTTCTCTAATACGCTCCTCGCGGTCTAGCCACGCATGGAACGCCTCGTGATTTTCTTCTTTGCTGGCCTCAACCCATTCCTCGAAACTTCGTTTAGCTACGCTCGTATCACCATAAGCCGGGTATGTCACCGGGCTTACATCGTACAAACGTTGTATCTGTGTTATGTTCCTCACGTTTTTGCCCTCCTCATCCTGTTCCCACTCCTCGCCCTTCGGGGCAATAGTGAAACCGAAACTGGATTGGCGAACATCGCCTCTAGCTATACTTTCGTACACGTCTTTTCGGGTTTCGGGAAGATCAACTTCGTAGTCCAAACCGTCGTCGGTCAGTAGCAACCGAAGCGTTGAACTAGTTGTCCTTCCAAGTATCATGTTGACGTCATGGTTGAATAGAGCCACCACATCCGTACTGCGCTCAAGCACGCCGTTCATAGCTTCCGGCTTTATAATTTCCCTGAACCAGCCCAGGTTCTCTGACATAGAATTAAATACAATTGCCCTGCCGCCAATGGTCAGCTTCTCGGCATCCATTGCGCGAACTTCTAATTGCAAATACCTTCGTTCCGTGCTGTTATTCTGTTTTCTCTGTTCCATCGCCTTTTACATGATTTAATGGATGGAAGGTGTCATCCATACCCGGCAATTCTAGCCGGTTCAAACCTTCTAATTCTCTGACCTCGTTGGGTGTGATTGCTTTTATTGAAAAGAGTGACTTGTATAATTCTGCCCGTGCTGCGCTGTCGCCTCGTAGTAATCCATCTATGTTGAACCGCACCCAGTTTTTTGATCGCTGGCTTGGCGCAAATAGCTTCCTGTTCAACTCCTGCTCCCACCTTTTTATGTACGGACGCAAAGTGTAGCGCACGAAGTCGATTGACTGCTGTTCGATGTTGTTGTTCGTTGAGCGTGTCAAATCTTGGATCATGTGCGGAGGCACGTTGTAGAACCGAGCTACTTCCTCGTTGTAAAACCTACGCAACTCCACTAACTGCGCATCGTTTGCGTT